CAAGGCCAAGGGCACCGGCACCGTCGATCCGCTCGACGTGGCGACGGCGCAGGGCCTGCTCGCCGGTCTGCTGGAGGCCAGCGCGGCCGTCGAGGACGCCACCGCCAGCCCGGCCACCTTCGTCCTCGCGGGCAAGGATGCGTGGCTCGCCATCGGCACCGCTGCCGGTGTCCTGCCGTCGGCCTACGGCACCTACAACCTGCCGGGGACGGCGCAGGCCTCCACGCTGGCGATCAACGTCAGCGGCCTGCCGGTCATTCGCGGCCGGAACATGGCCGATGGCGACGTGTTCATCGCCAACGGTGCCTCGGCCAAGTGGATGGAGGACGGTGCCTACACGGCGCAGCAGGATCAGGTCGCCAAGTTGGGAACCGACATCGCGATCTGGGGACTCGGCGCTCCGGCGATCCTGATCCCGAGCGGCATTGTCAAGACCACCATCGCTCCCGCGACCCCTTAGCCGCCGCTGACGCGCCAAGCGCGCCTGCGTCAACGGCGACCGTGAGGGTCAACCGGCGCACCAAGAGGAAGTAGACAGATGGCGGTCCCGGCGTATCTGGAGAGCAACGGCAGGCTTGCCATCCCGTCTCGGCTTCGGCCTGAGGCGGGAGGCACGCTGGACGTTGTCATCCTGCCGAGGCCGCCACTGTCGGCCGCCACGCTGGCCAACGCGACCCAGTCGCAGGTGGCCAGCGTGTCGTGGCTGGACGACGACGGCACCGGTCATCAGGAGCCGCTGTGGCTCGCCAGTGCGCCGCCTGCCTCGTCCGGCGTGGTGGAGATCGACCGCTACGGCGGCACCTTCGCTCGCGCACGCAGCACCTTCAACATCGACAGCGGCACGCACGTCTTCACCTTCGTCCTTGCGACCACGCCGGGACCGGGTGGAGCCGTCCTTGCCGACACAGCCGAGTTGCGCGCCATGGGTGGCGTCGTGTGGTTCGACCACAACGGCACCCTTGGTCACGTCAAGGGAACCGACGGCAACGACATCCCGGTGGACACCGTGGCCGGGATGATCGACGCGCGCACCCTGATGGGCGGCACCGTGGACGCGGCCACCGATCCGGCTCACCCGGCGCTGCTGCTGGAGATCCCGGCAGCCGCTCGCCGCCGCGCCACGCTGGGTGATCTCGTCCCTGCGCTCAACGACTACGTCGTCTCGATGGTCGAGGTCACGGCCAACGAGATGGACATCACGGGTGCCGTCCCGGTCGAGCCTCCCGTGGTCGCAACGCCGGTCTACGCCTCCGCCGCCGAGTTGAAGTCGGTGCTGGGGATCCCCGCCGACCGCAGCGACGACCGCGTGGATCTGGCTCTTGTGGCCGCAAGCCGCTGGGTGGACTTCAGGATCGGCGTTGCGTCCACCAACGATCCCATCACGCTTCCGCTCACGCTCGGCGTGGTCCCATCGACCGCAGCCATCCACGACGCCACCGTCGCGGCAGCCGTGCGCTTCTACAAGAGCGCCGACGTTCCCTTCGGCGTGGCCGGTCAGGACATGGCCGTCTACGTCCGCACCGGGATGCCTGACGTGGAGTTGCTGCTGCTCGGCCACCGGCAGACCTTCGGCGTGGCATGAGCGTCCGCGAGGATCTGGCCAACGCGCTGGCCTCCGCCTTCGGCGCGGACGTGGCCGTCTACCGCCAGCCTCCCGACGTGATCTCCGTCCCGGCCGTGGTGGTCATGCCGGGGTCGCCGTACCAGACCGTGGGGACGGCCTGCGCGCGGGAAGTGAACCTCGACCTTGTGGCCTTCGTCGCTCGCACCGACGAGGAGGCCGCCTACGACAACATCGACCTGCTGCTGGACGCCATCTACGACGCGATGAAGACCGTGCCGGTCAACGCCGCGTGGCAGCAGGCCTCCGTCGTCGGTCCCACGGAGGAGATCGGCGGCGTCTCGTATCTCAGCGCCACGGTGTCCGTGGTCGCTTACGTTCCATAGGAGGACACCATGGCCATCGGCGCACCCGTCATCGTCCGCAAGCCGGGGATGACGGTCGAGTACGACAACAACGGCACCCCGACGGTGGTGGACATCGGCTGCGCCGTCCGCAGCCTGACCTTCGACCGCAACGAGGAGATCATCGACCTGCCGACCTTCTGCTCGCCGGAGCAGACGGCGGTCGGCAAGTCCAGCACGTCGGCCACCGTGGCCGTCTACTGGAGCGACGATCTGGTGGAGGCGCTGACGCCTCACCTCGGTCAGGTCGGTGAGTTTCACGTCAAGTACAACGACGCCGACACCAAGGAGACGGTCTTCAGCGGCAAGATCGAGTCCATCCCCTTCGGCACCATCACGCCGGGAGAGGCCATCGAGGCCGACCTGACCATCGCCGTCACCGTCCCGCCGACGCGCGTGGACGTGACCCCGTAGCCGTGGCCAAGCGGGTCAGCATCTCGGACCTGACGCTGGGTCAGATCGCCGCCATCGAGGACGACATCGGACTCGGCGTCAACGAGTGGCCGACGGCACCCAAGAAGGCGCGGCTCTACGCGCTCGTCTACGCGGCAGCCACCGGCTGCTCCATGGACGAGGCGCTGGGGATGCGCCTCGGTGACATCGACCTGTCCGGCGACGACGAGCCGGACCCTACTACGGCGAGCGCCTGAGGCTCGCCGCACAGATCGCTCGCGCCTACCACATCTCCCCGGCCGAAGTGATGGGGATGACCATGGACATGGTCGGAGCCATGTTGGAAGTGCTGGAGGACGAGGCTCGGGAGATCAGGCGAGCGCAGAGCAGGAGACGATGATGGCGAGGACGGCAGACAGGTCGCAGGCGGTGCGGATCGCCAACCTGAACGCCGTCCTTCGCTCTCTGGCTCGCATGCCGAAGGAGGCCACCGACGGCCTCCGTGACGAGGCTCAGGCCATCGCCACCGACATCGTCAACCGCGCGCGTGGCTCTGCCTCCGCGCCGCAGATGCGCCTCGCGGCGCAGAGCCTGAAGGCCAAGCGCGACCGGATCCCGGTCATCGAGGCCGGTGGGACCAAGCGCCTTCCCGTCACAAGTGGCAGGAAGCGCCGTGGCCCCGACCGCTCGCGCCAGACCTACGGTGACGTGTTCTTCGGGGCTGAGTTTGGCGGCAGCCGTGGATCCATCGCCGCCTCCATGGGAGCAGGCGTGGGCGAAACGGTGGCCTACCGGCAGGGTGGCCGCACGCGCTACTCCACCAACCGTGGCAGCACCCGACAGTTTCCGCCGCACCGTGGCCGCGAAGGCTACTTCTTGTTTCCGACCGTCCGGTCCATGAGGCAGGAGATCACCAACCGCTACTTCGACGCGCTCGACCGCGCGTTGGTCAAGGCAGGAGCGCGCTGATGGCCATCATGGGACGCGGCAGGAAGTTGACGCTGGAGATCGTCACCGACACCCGCGCCATCCGCAACGCGACCGACGCCACGGCCACCGGGATCGGCAAGATCAGCGGTCAGATCAGCGGCCTCGCCACCGCCTTCGCCGGGATCTTCGCCGCCGACCAGATCATCACCTTCCTCGGTGACGCAGGCGAGGCCTTCCGCGAGGACAAGCGTCAGGTGGCGCTGCTGAACCGCGAGATCGCGAACCTCGGCACCGCGGCTCAGGACGCCGGTCCCGAGATCGACGCCTTCGTCTCCCGCTGGCAGGCCATCGGTGCCGACGACACGGGAACGAGGGACGCGCTGAAGCGCGCCATCGCTCTCACCGACGACTACGAGACGGCTCTGCGGACGGCCAACATCGCCATGGACGTGGCCGCCAGCCTCGGCATCGAGACGGCCGACGCCGTCGATCTCATCGTCAAGGCCGTCGGCGGCAAGAACCTGAAGGCCATCCAGCGGCTCGGCATCGAGCAGGGGAAGACCAACACGCCGTTTGAGACGTTCGTGGCGCTGGAGTCCAAGTACCGTGGCGCGCTCCAGAACAGCGCCACCGACATGGACCGCTTCAGGATCCGCGCCGACGAGGCCAAGGAGTCCATCGGGGAGTGGGTGGACGCCTTCCAGATCGGACTCGTCGGGATCGTGGAGTGGTTCGTCGGTGCCGGTGAGGACGCTGGGACGGCCATGTCCGGCGGCTTCATCAGGACGGCCAGCGGGAACATCATGCGCGACCCCGCGCTGAAGGTCAGCGCACAGGACGCCGCAGCGCAGATCAGCGAGGCCTTCCAGAAGCAACTGGACGATGAGCCGCCGCCGAAGTTTCCCCGCATCACGTTCCCCAAGTTTGACGCCGTCGGGGAGTTGATCGACTCCATCACGGCCTCGCTCGACAGCGCCACGGTGAAGACCAAGTTGGCCGACTTCTGGACGAAGGTGCTGAGTCCGAAGTTGAAGGACAAGGATCCCAACGTGCGGATGGCCGCGCAGGCCGCGCTCCTGACCGTCGGGGACGCTCTCGGCGCAGGCACGTTCCCGTCGGAGTGGCTGCCGAAGGGGATGAGGACGGCCGTGGACAAGGCGCAGAAGGACGCTGGCGTCAAAGCCGACATCAACAACTACCTGAACAGCCTCTTCCCCAAGATCATGTACCCGCTCATCACGGTGAAGCCGAAGTTTGTCACCGAAGGCGGCATGAAGTGGTCCCCGACCTACGTCAACCCGAGTCGGCCGGGGACCGGCACTGGCGGCTACTCCGTGCAGCAGCAGGCCGCTCCAGTCGTCGTCAACATCCAGACGGGAGTCGGTGATCCCGTGGCCATCGGACGGGAAGTGAGCCGGACGCTCGATGCGTACACATCCCGTGGCGGTGTTGTCGGATGACGAAGTGGACGCAAGGCTTCCCGTGGGAGCCGACGGAGGACGGCACCAGCGTCTGGGAGCAGATCGACGCCAGCGTCGGCTTCCCCAACGTCTTCATCAACGGCATCGACCGCTGCGCCGTCGTCCAGTCTGCGCGCTGGACGCTGGGGCGTGACTGGTGGTTCGCTCGGCCTGAGCCGGGAACCTGCACCATCACCCTGACGGGTGCCGTGGACGACATCGAGGTCGGCCAGAGCCTCGTCATTCGCGCCGACCCGTCCGGCGTCCTGTGGACCGGCAGGGTGGACTCCGTCCTCGTCTCCGAGGAGTCCGGTGCCAACGACCCCGACGAGTACGGCGGGTCGCTGGCCACCACCACGGTCACGGGTGCCGACTGGATGGCCATGCTGGCTCGCCTCGACGTGCAGCCGGGAGAGGCCAAGTTGCTGCCGTCGCAGACGCTCGACAACCGGGTGGCGGCTCTGGCGCAGATGGTCGGCGCTCCTGCCGTCACCAAGATCCTGCCTGCCGTCACACCCGTGGACACCGAAGGCAACCCCGTGCTGCCGACCCTGAAGGCTCACACGGCCACCGACGCCGACCCGGCCTTCAAGTACCTGACCGGCACGCTGCTCTCCCACCTCGACGCCGTGGAGATGTCGGCCAACGCCATCGCTCAGGTCGGCAGGGACGGGACGTGGCGCATCCTGCCGCGAGCCGCGCACCCGTCCAGCGCCGAGGATCCGCCTGAGCCGCCTCCTGCCATCCCGCTGGTGTCGGAGGCCTGTCCCTACCGCTACGAGCGGCAGGACGCCTCCGTCGGCCGCGTCATCAACGTCTGGGCCATCGGCAAGGACGCCGTCCCCGACGACTCGCGTCCCAACTCCAAGTTGGCCTACGGCAGGCGCGACTTCACCCTTCCGGTGGTCTACACCACGGCCGCGCCTCCCTACAGCAAGGAGATGAAGGACGCGCTGGCCAACCCGCTCCCGGCGGCTCGCGTCTGGGTGCGGGTCAAGAACCGCCTGCACCCGCTCATCGGCCTCGATGTCTTCGACTTCGTGTCGTGGCGCGACGAGTACTGGCAGGTGCTGGGGATGGAGTGGGTGGCTCGCGCCATCAGCGGCAGGGTGGAGTGGGAAGTCCTGCTCGACATCGACCGCACCCAGAACGTCATCGCCGGGGCGCAGCCTTCGGTGCCGCCAGTGGTGACGCCTCCGACCGTGAAGTCCTACTCCGGCACGCTGGCCTGCACGAAGGACAGCGGCTACGTCAACACCTCCAGCGGCGGCAACGGTGCCGGTCCCAACGTGCTGGTCGGCAAGTTGGCCGACGGCCAGATCACGCGCGGTGCCTTCGCCTTCGCGGCCATCCCGCTGAAGGGGACCAACCGCAAGGTCGTGTCGGCCACCATCACCTTCACCACCGACCGTGGCGGCTGCATGCAGTGGGGATCGTCACCCAAGTTCTACCTCCGTCGGATCACGGCCAGTTGGAGCGAAGGATCCTTCGCCACCGGCTGCTCTTGGTCGAGCAGCAACGCCAGCAAGTGGCCGGGTCCGGCCGCCACGACCACGGGTCAGGTGTCGAAGACCCACTCCGCCAGCGACGGGATCAGCGTGGCCGTGGACGTGAAGTCCATCGTGCAGGCGTGGCTCGACGGATCGCCGCAGTACGGCGTGCTGGCCATCTCCGCCTCCGAGACGAGCAGTGCCTACCGAACGGCGCTGAAGGCCGCGCACTCGGCTCGGCTCGCCGTCACCTACCAGTACGAGGAGTAAGCCATGCGACCGGCCGTCCCGGCTGCGGGAGACGAGGTGCTGGCCAGTTGGGCTGGCGACGTGATCGACTTCATCGGTGCCGGGTGGCGCTACGTCCCCATCCCCGCGTCCACCGTCCTGAACAACCCGGCTGGCACCAGCACGGAGCAGACCGTGGAGTTGACGGCGCTCCCGGCCAACGACCCCAAGGTGGTGGCTGCCGACATCCGCCTCATGGTCCGCGTCGGTGACACGTCCAACGCCACGCTGGTCGCTCGGCACTTCAGCGGCGGTGACGCTCTCATTGCCTACACCAGCGGCTACCAGAGCCGGGGCGGCAACGGAGGCGTCGGACCCGTTCTCGTCGGCGGCGTCAACAACAGGCAGGTCAAGTACATCGCGTCCACGACCGCCGCCAGCGCCTACATGTACTGCTACGGCTACTGGACGCGGGACTCCGCCGAGCCGCTGGCCTACGCCAGTGACCCTGCCGTCATCGACGGCGACGGACCCGATCCCATCTCGCTGATCTCGGAGCAGAGCGGCATCAGCGGCCTCGGCATCGAGAGCGGCCAAGGCGGCATCGCGTCGTCGGGGACCGGCCGCTTCGTCGTGGCGAATGGCAACGGACCAACCGCCTACCTCATCGGACCCCATGTGGCGGTTGAGGCCGGTGACCCGGTCGGCGCATCCGCGCTCGTCACCGGGGACGTGACGGTGGCCGTGACGTGGTACGACGCCAGTGGCGTCTACGTCGGCGGATCGCAGGACGCTCCAGACGGAGGCTCAGGCTGGCGCAGGGTCCATCACCTGACCACGGCTCCCGCGGGCGCTGCCTACGCCAAGGCCATCATCCGCTCCCGCGTGGCGCAGTGGTTCGGCTTCGATCTCCTGACCGTCGGCGTCCTGTCGGCACAGGGGCCGCTGCGACCCGGCCTCCCGGCACCGACGCTGCCGCAGCCGGGTGACGATCTCACGGTCGAGTGGGCGGAGGCCGTCATCGCTCAGGGAGCGCGTGGATGGCGCTACGTCCCCGTGCCTCGCGCCTACTCCACGTCGCCGCAGGTCGCCGGAAGCGCTGCGCCGACCGGCTACACGGCCGTCGAGCTGACCACCCTCCCGGTCAACGACCCGCGTGTCGTGGCAGCGTCGGTGGACGTTCTCATCAGGGCTGACTCCACTGCCGACGGCTGGGCTTCGGTCTACGACTACGACAACACCGGGGCCGGAAGCGCCCACCTCAACGGTGTCTCTGGTCGTTACGCCGGGTCCGGTCCCTACATCGTCATGGTGGGAGGCGTCAACAACAGGCAGGTCAAGTACCGAGGCAACGCAGCCACGACGCTGGTCTGGCTCTCGGTCGTCGGCTACTGGATCGCGGAGGACTGACCCGATGCCTCGACCCACCAAGCCTGTCCCCGGCGAGGAGATCAGGCACGACACCTTCGGCCAGCCGGTCGTCGCCTACTCTGGTGAGAACCTTCGCTTCGTCCGCAACAAGCAGTCCTACGCCACGGCCGTCTCCAACACCACGGGTGCAGCGACGGCCACGCCGCTGGAGTTGACGCAACTCCCGGCCAACGACCCGAAGGTGGCCTTCGCCGAGGTCAGCCTCATGGTGCGTGACGCGGCAGGCATCAACGCCTCCGTCACCGTCTTCGACGCCGACGAGGTGTCGGCAGGCACGGCCTACTCCAGCGGCACCGCCAGCCGTGGAGGCCATCAGGGGCCGTTCCGCGTGCCGATCCGCGCCTCAGGCGTCAACCGTCGCTCCATCAAGTGGTCGGGGACGGCCACGGCCAAGTGCTGGATCTACGTCTGGGGATGGTGGGAGACGGTCGCATGAGCGGCATCCGCGCGTGGGGACGAGCCAACCCCATCCCCGTGGCGACGTGGTCGCAGGACACCGTCTGGGGAGAGGGTGAGGCACCGCACCTCCCTCCACCCCTTCCACGACCGCCTGCACCGGCCCCAGAGCCTCCGCCTGCGCCTGTGAGGCCTCCGGCTCCGCAGCCGCCTCCTGCGGCCGTCCCAGCGGCTCCTCGGCCGCTACCGTCGGCGTCAGGCTTCGCCGTGGTCACGGAGCGGTGGCCTTCGCTCCGCTCCTACTGGGCCTGCACGTTCGCGGCCGGACTCATGGGCCGTCGCTGGGAGACGTGGAAGACATCGTCCATGCCGCCGGGGACGGAAGCCGAAGTCCGCGCTCTGGCGGCTGCCAGCGGTGACTCGGACGTGACGAACGGCTCCACCGGGTCGCAGATGCGAGCGGCCATCCGCGCACGCTACCGGCGGTCGTGGAGCAACAACCCGCAGACCCGCGACGAGTTCATGCGGTACATGGCCACGGCGGGGACCATGGCCATCGTCAAGGTCAACGCCGGCAGGATGCCGTCGAGCATCAGAGCCTTCTACGGATCCTTCACCGGCTACCACCGGACCACGGCGGCTGCCATCGGACGCAGCGGGAAGGTCACGATCTACGACCCCATGATGCCGCAGGGTCACCGTGGCGTGGAGATCACGCTCTCGTCCCTGTGGACCGCCATGATCCCCGACGAGGTCGTGATCGTCCACGCGCCGAAGTGATGACCGTCAAGGATCTGCTCCACGTCCTCTTCTCCGTGGCCTTCGTCGTGATGGCCTCGGTGGCGCTCGGCGGCATCCTCGTCGGTGAGGCTCCACCCCGCGACTATCAGGCCGGTGCCGTGCTGCTCGTCTTCATGGGAGTCGGCGCTGGGTTGTGGCTGCTGGCCGACTGGCGCAGGCCGCCGAAGTGAGTCGATGATCGAGCCACAGGCCTTGCGTCCACTGGACCGGATGATCACACTTGCACATGTTCGCTGAAGTGGGACCATCATCAATCCACTAAGTGGGACCATCGCAGGTGTTGCCACAAGTCTGCTGGTGTGTGCTAGGATCCTCTGGTCTACATCACCACAGCACTGGAGGAACAGTGGCAGCACCGACAGGCAAGCGCGTCCCCGACCGTCGTGCGGGGATCGGAGCCAGCGAGTTGGGAGCGATCTACGGGTGTGACCCGTACCGCACCGACCGCGACGTGTGGCTCGACAAGATGGGACTCTCCGTCCCTCGTCCCACCACCCTGATCATGGAGGCCGGCAACGCGCTGGAGCCGATGATCATCAAGGAGATGGCAAGGCGCACAGGCCTCGCCTTTCACCGGGTCCGAGCGCCGAGGCCGCACATCGTGGCACCGCTCTTCGGCACGCCGGACGCCGTGGCCGGCGACACGGGACTGGAAGTCAAGACAGGCCGCGACCGCTGGGACGAGATCCCGTGCCGTGTCGTGAAGCAGGCTTTCGGCCAGATGGCCTGCTGGCCGAGGCTGGAGCGCGTCATCGTGGCGCGGTACTCCGGTGACGGGTGGCTCGACACCTTCACCGTCGAGCGCGATCAGGAGCAGATCGACCTGATCGTGGACAGGGTCATGGACTGGTGGACGGACCACATCATCGGTGGCCAGATGCCTTCCGGCCTCAGCGACCCCATCGTCATCACGGGACCGGAGATCACGGCCACCGACGAGGACGAGAAGGCGTGGCAGCAGTACCGAGGCCTGAAGGCCACCATCGCTGCCATGGAGATGGAGGCCGAGTCCATCAGGGACCGGCTCGTTGACCAGCAGCGCGACATCGCCGGCATGGGTTGGCGCGGTCGCTGGGTCGAGACTCGCACCACGTCGTGGAAGGACGTGGCACTGGACGCAGGCGCGTCCGAGGTGCTGGTGGAGGCTCACACGCGCCGTGGCCGGCGCTTCGACCTGAGGGAGACACGGTGACGACGAGCAGAGCCAAGGCCAAGGGAAGCGCAGCAGAGCGCCTTGTGGCTCGCGTCCTCGGAGGCAGGCGCGTCGGCCACTTCCTCGGCAAGACCGACGTGGTCGTTGACGGGTGGCTGCGCGTGCAGGTCAAGACGCTGGACGTGCAGCCGAGCCTCAACGAGGTCCGCAAGATCCTGCGCGACGTCAGGTCCGAGTGCCGTGGCGAGATGCCTGCGGCAGTCATCTTCGACAGGCCGGGAAGCGGCCACGTCAGCGAGCCGGTCGTGATCCTGCCGCTGGTGGACTTCGCGGCGTGGTATGCTACGCCTCACCTGAACACCCACAGCGACAAGGAGGAAGCATGAGCAAGGACGCGGAGGCCGTCGAGGTGGTGGCCGTCCGTATCGCCACGGCAGCCAAGATGCTGTCCATCCACCCCAACACCGTTCGCAACGCCATCAACCGAGGCATGATCAAGGCCGTGCATCTGGGCGATACCGTCCTCATCCCACGCAGCGAGATCGACCGCCTCATCAGCGTCAAGTAGGAGCAGCACCAAGTGGACCCGTTCTTCACCGCCGAGCAAGGCGACAACATCGACGCCGGCGTCTACCCGGCAAGGCTCGTCAACGTCGAGGTCAAGGAGGCCAAGGCCGACGGTCGTCCGTTCCGCCTCTGGACCTTCAAGGCCAAGATCGGAGCCGACTTCGTGGACGTGACGACGACGTCGTCCATGTCCAACAGCACCAGCGGCAAGGCCGCAGGCTGGATCGCCACCCTGCTCGGTCACCCTCTCGCCGTCGGTGAGTCCGTCGAGATCGCGGACCTGACGAAGACAACCGTCAACCTTGTCATCGTCAAGGACATCAACGGCTTCAGCAAGGTCGAGGCCATCGCGCCGTTCAAGCCGACGGAGGAGCCGAAGGCAGACGTCACACCCTTCTGAACAACGACGGAGGCCGGTCACCAGTACGGTGGCCGGCCTCGTCGTCTCCCACAGCACGAAGGAGGATCACATTTTGGCACGCTACGAGATCACCGGCAAGCGTGACCTGACGTACTCAGGCTGGCACCGCACCCTGCCGGACGACATCGCCATGATCGACATCGACTCTCTGGAGTGGTGCCACCGCTGCCGCGAGCCTCTGGCACTGGTGGAGACGGCGCGCTACACGGGACGCGGCAAGGTGGCCAGCGTCACGGCTCGCCTCGCGGCCAAGGCCGGCATCCCCGCGTACATCGTCTGGTATCTCATGGACGAGACGGAGCGGTACATCACCGGCTTCAAGGTGTCGCAGATCCACCCTCGCACCAACGCCGAGCCGTCGATGGTGACCTGTGAAGGCTGGGAGTCGCACCTTCGCTCCCTGCGCGACCAGCATGAGTGTGGCAGGCCATGACCGCCTACAACATCACCGACCCCACGACCGGCAGGCTCATCGCCGTCCACCACAGGATCGTCGTCAGCAGCGACGGTAGGAAGAAGCGCATGTGGTGGACGGCACCGGACGGCAGCACCGGCCTCCCTGCCGGCGTCCACGTCCGCGACCTGCCGCTCTACCGGACCCGGCTCGGTGCCGGCAACCCGGTCCTGATCGTGGAAGGCGAGAAGAGCGCCGAGGCCTTGGCCGAGATCGGCATCCCGGCGCTGGCCACCGTGACCGGCGCTGCGTCGTGTCCGTCGCCTGAGGCTCTTCGTCCCGACGTGCGAGGCCGCAACGTCTACTTCTGGGCCGACCACGACGAGGCCGGCAGGCTGCACGCAGAGGCCGTCCTCACGGCCTGTGCGGATGCCGGTGCCATCGGCCTCGGCATCGTGGCCTACAGGCCGTCCAACCCGGCCTACGACTGGCCGAAGGGTTACGACGCGGCCGACGTCGTCCACGACATGCCGCGTCAGGTGGCCGTCGAGTTGGTGACGTGGATCGTCACCGAGTTGCTGGAGCCGTTCGCGCCGAAGCCTTCCGCACACAAGGCTTCCGCACACAACCCCGTGGGAGCATCGACGTCTCACGGATCAGCGTCCGGTGCGTTGATGGAGGTCTACGGCATCGAGGCCTCACCCGGCAGGTCGGTCGTGTGTCCCAAGCACGACGACCGAAGCGCATCCCTGTGGATCGCACCCGACGACGACCGAGCCATCTGCATGACCCCGTCGTGCGAGTGGTCGTCTCCCGGTGCCGACGCCTTCGTCATCAAGAGCGTGGAGATCAACCTGTGATCGCACCCGATCCCTTCGGCACAACTGCCGGAAATCCGGCAGTTGTCGCTCCGATCAACATCCTTGCCGGAACCTTCATGGACCCCGACCCGGCCACGGCACCGCCGCCTCCCAAGATCGGGGAGGATCTGGACGACTTCCTCGCCAACGTGCAGCCGATCCACTGGACCGTGGACGGCCTCGCCATCGACGGAGGCATCGTCGTCTTCGCCGGCAGGCCTGAGTCCTTCAAGTCCACGGCGGCGCACAACATCGGGATGTCCTACGCAGGCGTGCGTCCGTCGCCGTGGATGGGACTCGACGTCGCCGGCGGTCCCGTGGTCTACGTCACCAACGAGAAGGCGCGTGCCTCCATCGGCGCACGCCTCGGTGCCATGCGCTCTGCCGGCAAGGCACCGGCACACCCCTTCATCGTCATCCTGAACAAGGTGCGGATCTCCGCTGCCACGGCTCCCGACCAGCACCCTTGGTCCGACGTCATCAGCCTCATCGGCAGGCTGCACGCCGACACCGGCAAGCGCGTCCTGCTCATCGTGGACACCCTCACGTCCTGCGCTCCCGTCGGCTTCGATGAGAACAGCGGCGAGTCCGTCATGCAGGTGCTGACCCTGCTGAAGCAGGCGCGTGACGCAGGTGCCACCATCATCCTCGTCCACCACTTCAGCAAGGCCGGCCACGCCAACGGCTCCGACTCCATGGGGATCCGTGGCCACACGGCGCTCTACGGCGACGTGGACGGCACCGTGATCTTCGAACGCCCCGACGAGATGAAGCCGAATGGCGTCATGCGCCCGAGGCCGAAGGACGGCGTTGCCACCAAGCGTCCCTTCGTGGTCACCACCGAAGGCGACTTCTGGATGGGTCCGGCCATCGAGGTCATGGGCGCGTCCCTGACCAACGACCTGATCACCGGGATCGTCGGGACGTGGGGTCCGATGTCGCAGAACGACATCGTGGCCAAGGTGCAGGCCGAGAACCCGAGCCTGAGCAGGGACGCCATCCGCACCAAGGTCAAGACCATGCTCGACTCCGGCATGCTCACCAAGACCAAGGGTCGCAACCCGCTCTTCGCCGTCCCCAACGACGACGACGGAGGCGGAAGCGGAGGCCGTCAGGCCGACGCTGACGCCGAGGTCGGAGGCGAAGACAACGATGCCTGAAGACCCCTTCGCGAGCGTTGACGACGGCGGCGGCCCTATAGGGTGTCTCCCGCCGCCGTCGTCAGATCCCTTCTCAATCAACACCACGGAGGCAGCGACGACGGACGGCGGACTGGAGGCTACGCCTCCTGCCTCCAAGGCACCGTCCACCACCGTCGTCGCTGCTGTACCGCATGGTGTTGCGCCTGCCGGTGAATGGATCAGTCCCAAGGTGACACCCGGTAAGGGTGGCTTCTGGGCAGACACGCCTCGGTACTCGGACTTCCCGCCGGGATCATGGATGGGATGCACGGAGTGGAGGCCGGGATCCAAGGGTCGCCGCAACTACGACCCGCACGGGTGGGAGGCGCTGGGTGGACCGTACTGTCCAACGTGCTACGCATGGCGTCCCACGCCACGGCCTGCCAGCCTGCCACCGCACGACGCCGTGCTGGCTGCCTTCAGGAAGCGGTGGCCTGTGGGTGGTCCCGTGCCAGACGAGGTGGCACACCCGCGTGATGTGCGCGGATGGACCGGCACCCGTGACCCTGCGCTCGATGAGCAGGCTGCACGCGTGTGGCTGCGTGCGAGGAAGCGCAGGATGGCGCGCGAGAAGCGACAGGCCAAGGCTGCGTTGAAGGCAACTGTGTCAGGTGACACAGTTGAGGCAACTGTTCCACATGGAACAGTTGAATGACCCGTTTCTTCAGCGCAGAAGACGCGCCAGACCCTTGCCTGCCGATTTTCCATGTCGTTGCTCATGCAACTACCCAAGGAGTAGCCTGACGCCATGCCGGGACGCCAGAGGAAGCAGGGTTTCAACCCGCCGCAGTCCGACATCTTCACGAAGTACCACCGCTTCAGGATCCGGTCGCACCGCGCCGTGGCCTTCATCGAGAACGAGTGCCGCGTCCCGTCGGGTCGTGGCACCGGCAAGCCGTACCGCCTCATGCCGTTCCAGAAGGAGGTGCTGTCGCAGGCGCTGGACGACGAGAACATCCTCGCCACCCTGTGGTCTGGACCGAGAGGCATCGGCAAGACCGGCCTCACGGCACCGCTGCTGGTGTGGAGCCTCTTCGACCGGGAGGCGGCTCAGGTGATTGCGGCGTCAACTGCCATGCGCACGGCACGCCTCCCCTACGACCGCGCCGTGCGGATCATCGAGTTGAACCAGCGGCTGGCGGAGCAGGCCATCGTCTTCAGCAACAACGCCGACCCGCGCGTCGAGTTGCCGAAGCGCGGCTCCGTGATGATGCCGGTCCCGGCCGAGGAGAAGTACCTCGTCGGCCAGTCCCCGACGGCGCTGCTCATTGACGAGGTCGGCTACGTCACCCGCTCCGTGTGGACGACCATGCAGTCGTCGCTCGGCAAGACCGACGGCGGCTTCATGCTGGCCGTGGGGACGCCGGGACTCGGGATCATGGACGGCAGCGAGCCGAACCTGATGTATGCGCTGCGTGAGCAGAGCCTCGGTGACGACCCGCCACCCGGCATGCGCTACATCGAGTACGCGGCTCGTCCCAGCGACGACCCCGGCGACCCGGCGACGTGGAAGCGCGCCAACCCCGGCCTCGGCGTGCTGGTGGATCCCAAGTACGTCGCGCTCGACTACGCCACCCTGCCTGCCGCCACCTTCGCGCAGATGCGCCTCGGCCTCTGGACGCAGCATGAGAGCGCGTGGATCAGGCAGGAGGCGTGGGACGCGCTGGCTGTGGATCCGCGTCCGCTCAACGACGGTGCCACCGTCACGCTCGGCTTCGACGGCTCCACGTCCGGCGACGCCACCGTCATCACCGCCTACGAGTTGGCCACGTCGCGGATCGTCGTCCTCGGCGTCTGGGAGCGGCCGAAGGACGACCGCAAGTGGCAGGTGCCGCGCGACGAGGTCGTGGCCGCGCTGGATCAGGCCTTCACGCGCTTCAACGTGGTGTCCATGTACGCGGATCCGTGGTACTGGCGGTCTGAGATGCAGGCTCTGGCCAAGGTGTACGGCGAGCGCGTGGTGGAGTTCAACACCGCCAGCAAGGCCAGAATGGCACCGGCCACCGACGCCTTCTACGCCGCCGTGGCCAAGAACGAGTTGGTCTGGGACGGGAACCCGACGCTTCGCACCCACATCCTGTCGGCCGTGGCGCGGCGCACGCCGGTCGGGGACGTGATCAGCAAGGACGCTCGCCTCCCGGTCCACATCGACGCCGCCGTGGCAGCCATCCTCGCGCATGAGGCCGGACGGCAGGTCGTGCCGCCGCAGGCCGTGGCGATCTGGTAGCCGAGGTGATCGCCACGCTGCCGGACGTGTGGGCCGCGAGGAATGGGGTGTATCCCCCCCATTCCTCGACCATCATCCGCGTGACCGGCGACGACCCGCTATGAGGACCAGCGTCTGCATCTGCGGTGTCCCGGTCGTGCTGCGCACGCCGCACAGCCGGCCCCGGTGTCCAGCGCACCGGGAGCCGGCTCGCGCCTTGCGTTCACGGCAGGCGTGGACAGATCGGTCCATCGCCGCACGCGTGGCGGGACGATGCTCCCACTGTGGTGCGACCAACGTCCCACTGGAGGCCGACCACGTCACAGGCGCGCTGGACCCGGCCAGTGGCGTCGAGCCGCTGTGCCGACCCTGCCACCGGGAGAAGACCGCCGACACCCGCCGGTGAGGTGATCGCCACGCTGCCGGACGTGTGGGCCGCTACGAGTTATGCCGGAAACCCGACACAACTCGGTTCGACCATCATCCGCGTGACCGGCGACGACCCTGCGACGGGTGCCCGGGTTCGGGCACCCGTCGCAACAGCCTGACAATCACGCAGCGCAGAGGTACTTGATCCCCTGATCTGCGGCTGCTAGACTCCCGTGCGATGGGATCCCTGATCGACTTCCTTCTCGGCCGGGAGCCGACCGTCACGGTCGCGGACCAACTGGTCCCTCCCTTCCCCTCCGTCGCAGACCAGATCGCCGCCTACGTTGACGCGCGATCCTCGGGGATCAGCGGCATCCCGCAACTGGCGGTGCTGGAGCGCGGCATCGAGTTGATCGCCTCGTCCGTGGCGCAACTGGCCGTGATCGCCTACGACCGTGGCGTGCCGATGGAGAGCCAGCCGCGCATCGTGGACCGCCCCGACCCGTGGCAGACCCGCTACGCCTTCCTGTACCAGACCGTGCGGTCGATGATCGAGGAGGGTGACGCAGCGTGGTTCCTCTTCGACCACGACCCTGAGTCCAACAGGCCACGCGCCGCTCGTCCCGTTCCTATGAACGAGGTCAGCGTCAGCCTCGATGAGAAGGCGCGCTTCCTGCCGGTCTACGACTGGCGCGGCCAGCGCATGAAGCCGGGATACGACTTCCTGCACATCCCGCTCGCGCCTCGCGTGGGTCAGGTGCGCGGCATCAGTCCCATCCGCGAGGCGGCTCGCAGCCTGTGGGCCATCGAGGCAGCCGAGTCCTTCGCCGCAGGCCACTTCAGCGGCGCAGGCGTCCCCAGCGGCACCATCAACTCCCCGGTGGCGCTCGACAAGGCCGAGGCCGCGAGGTTGAAGCAGCAGTGGCTGGAGAGCCACGCCGGTCCCGTGCCGGTCCCCGCAGTCCTGAGCGGCGGCGTGACCTACGAGCCGAACGGCACCAACCCAGAAGACAGCCAGTTGGTCGAGACGCGTGAGCATGGCGTGGCCACCATCGCGCGGATCCTCGGCATCCCGGCACCGCTCCTGCTGGTGAGCCTGAGCAGCAGCACGGTGACCTACCAGAACGTCACGGCCATCTTCGGGGAGTTCATGCGCAGCACGGTTGCGCCGCTCTATCTGGCTCCCATCGAGGGTGCGTGGTCCGATCTCGTCGGCCGCTCCCAGTCCGTGCGCTTCGACATCGGGGAGATCGGCCGGATCGACGTGGAGGGTCGCTACCGCATCTACCAGATGGGTCGCGATCTCGGCCTCTTCACCCCCGAGCAGGTGGCCAAGTACGAAGGCATCAGGCCGCCGGAGCAGGTGCCGACACCCTTCGCTCCCATCGCCGCTCCCGTCGTGGCCGCACCGGAGATCCCAGCATGACCGATGACCTGACCTTCAACACCGAGGACGCCGTCGAGGTCCGTGGCGAGGCCGACCGCGAGATCGACCTGCGGATCATGCCGTGGGACGTGGTGGCCGAGACGCCGCAGGGTCGCGAGACGTTCGTCCGTGGAGCCTTCGCGGATGTCGATCCCGAGCGCGTGACCATCGAGTCCACGCGCCACGGCGGCGCTCTCACGGGTCGCGGCCTGCGGCTGGAGGAGCGCGACGACGCGGCCTACCTCACGGGTCGGGTGGCTCCCACGCCTGCTGGCGACGAGATGCTGACCCTTGCCAGAGAAGGCGTCCTGCGTGACGCCTCCATCGTCTTCCGTCCCGTCGCGGGCGGCTCTCGCCGTCGAGCAGACGGCGTCATCGAACGGACCCGCGTCGATCTGCGTCGGGTCGCCGTACTGGAGCGCGGCGCGTATCGCGGCGCAGAAGTGCTGGCCGTCAGGGCCGAGGAGGACACCAAGGTGGAAGAGAACCCGATCACGCTGGATGCGATCCGGCAGATCGTCGCGGAGGCCATGCCGGCTCCCGTCGTCAACGTCCCGGCACCCGCCGCGCCGGAGAACGTGCTGGCTCGCGCGGCGTCGTTCAGCGACCTGTACGAGCGGGTCATGGACGGCGACACCGAGTTGGCGCGCGCGTGGGCCGACGGCGTCACCGCCGACGTGCCGTCCATCGTGCGACCGGCGTGGATGGAGACGATCTACTCCATCCTCAACTTCGGCCGCGCAGGCATCACGGCCTTCGGCCGTGAGAGCCTTCCGTCCGAGGGCATGGAGATCAACTGGCCGGTCTTCGACGGCGACCTGACCGACCGCGTCGGTGAGCAGAGCGCCGAGAAGGCCGTGATCATCAGCAAGAAGGTCGCGCTCACCAGCGACAAGACCGTGGTCAAGACCTTCGCGGGCGGCTTGGACGCCAGTTGGCAGGTGCTGCGGCGCTCGTCCCCTTCGTACCGGGACGCCGTCCTCCGCATCCTCGCTGCCGCCTACGCGACGGTCACCGACACGGCCTTCCTCGCGGCCGTGAAGTCCAAGGCCACCGGCACCGTCGATCCCCTCGACGTGGCCACGGCGCAGGGTCTGCTCGCAGGCCTGCTGGAGGCCTCGGCCAAGGTCGAGGACGCCACTGCCAGCCCCGCCACCTTCGTCCTCGCGGCACCCGACGCGTGGCTCGCCATCGGCACCGCTGCCGGTGTCCTGCCGTCGGCCTACGGCACCTACAACCTGCCGGGGACGGTGCAGGCCTCCACGCTGGCGATCAACGTCAGCGGCCTGCCGGTCATTCGCGGCCGGAACATGGCCGATGGCGACGTGTT